CTACGAAGCAAATGCTAATGTTACCGAAACGTATTTCGGGAACATAAAATTTATCACTGACATGACATTTACAGACTACTACCTAAAATTCGCGGACGCAGCTGAAGCCGACTCAGTGCTGTATACCGAGGTGCCAATTGAGTGGGATCGGACTGATCCAGACAACCCAGTGCCTACGAAGTGGGAACGCGAGCAGAACTTTAGGAACACGGACATACTACCGAAGGTTGTAGAGGTTCCAGCTACCTTCGATGACGAGGGCAACGAGCTAACGCCACCTGTCTACGAGGACGGTTACTTTGTAAACGTGCGCCTAGTTGGCGAGGACGGAGCCACACTAGAACCGTTCCGAGTTGAGCCAGCGCATCCACAACGAGTCTGGGCCTGATCTATGCCTGTCGAGAAAAACGGCGAGAAGTTTTCTGGTTATAACAAACCGAAAAGAACTCCAAAGCACCCTAAAAAATCACACGCTGTCTTAGCTAAAGAGGGAGATAAGGTCAGGCTTATTCGCTTTGGTCAACAGGGTGTATCGGGAGCTGGTAAAAACCCAAAGACTGCAAGCGAGAAAGCACGGCGCAAGAGCTTCAAAGCCAGACACGCGAAGAACATCGCTAAAGGAAAAATGTCCGCAGCTTATTGGGCCAATCGATCAAAGTGGTAGGAGATATATTATGCCAAAAGTAGGGAAGAAACATTACGCATATACTAAAGCTGGCAAAGCAGCAGCAGCTAAAGCTAAAGCTAGGATGAAAAAGAAAAAACCCAAAGGAAGCAAACGATGACCAGCACGGATCTCGCTGAATACGGCAGGGTATTTGCGGCTGCCTTCTTAGGCATCGCTGTAACCAACGAGACTTCCATTCTAAGGCTCCTTATAGCATTTGCCACGCTGACTTATATGGTAGGTAAAGCAGCTCTTGTCTGGCATCACTACGTCAATGCCCGAAAGGGGAAGTGCAATGATAACAAAGACGCCGAAACAGATATTTAAAGAAGCCGCTGCAATTGCTGGTGCTGCTGCATGTCTCTTTACTGGATGTGTAGGAATGCCTGAAATGCAGAGGCAGACAAATGCTACGACAGAAGTTAGTGAGAAATGGTCGAGAGACCAGAACGAGAGGATCACTGCTGTGTTTTCTGCGGCGCAGGGACACGATGGTCAGACTCGCGTTGACTGGACTGTTGACAATAACGAGCGCGGCAATGGCGACCAGTTTTCTCTATCTGCTCTCGAGAACAGTCTTCCCGGGGGCATCAGTCTGGTTTACTACGCAGTAGGATTGCTGCTGTTGTTTTGGGTTGCCAAAAGAATTGTTAACTCTAGCAATGCTGTTAAGCTGACCCTATCGGCTGCTGACAATGCGATTGCTAAACAGATCAAGAAACTGGAAGGCAAATTGAACAGCAGAATCTCTGAGTCAGAAAGACTCGATGTTGTGAGTATGCTCAGAGATCTGGAACACGAACGAGGTAAACTGCGAGGCTAACATTTGAGAACAAAACGAGGTGTAGTGCGAGGAGTGGTGGATGGCTACAGTAGCTATTCACTACATTTAATAAGAGTCATTGAGGGGCTCACTAAATTGGGCCGAGACATACACTGTTGGCCCGTGCGAAGCGAGGCAGGTAAGGCTCCTATCCCACGAGTGGTGATGGAGTCTGTTGTGCATAAGGAGCAACAGGATGACTGGGAGATGATTGTTCACTGCCCATCGTTTAGTCCTACAGGCAAAAAGCAGCTTGTTTATAACACAATGTGGGAGAGCACGAGGCTTCACAAGGAGGCAGTGCTTAACTTAAATCAGGCAGACCTGATTGTTGTGCCGAGCGACTTTAATTTGTGTTTGTTTAATGCACAGGGAATCAGGAAGACAATGGTCAAGGTTCCTATGGGGATAGACACGGATGTCTTCCACTACAGGCCACAGAAACAGGGTTCTGAGTTTGTTTTCGGTGTAGCTGGCAGGACAGCGGCAGGAGGCTGCAGGAAAGGCTTTGAGGACGTTCTCAGAGCGTGGAAGAAAGCGTTCCCTAAAAGGGTGAAAGATGTCAGGTTAAGCATTAAGTGTTTCCCCGATGACCCTGTAATAGATGTCGATGATGACAGGGTAAGTTTTACTCGTCAGTTCTGGACAAGGAAAGATCTGGCTAACTGGTATGCGGGGCTTGATTGCTTTGTGAGTGCGTCGAAAGGTGAGGGATGGGGTCTCATGCAGCATGAGGCTATGGCCACAGGAAGGCCAGTCATTGCAGTTCCCTTCGGGGGAATTACAGAGTTTTTTGATGAGTCAGTGGGTTACCCTGTTGACTTTGACTTGAGAGAGTCTGAGGCGCATTACTCTAATGGCGGTCTCTGGGCAGTCCCTAAACAAGACAGCCTGATAGACCGAATGAGAGAGGTCCGTAACGAGAGAGGTGTAGCAAAAGCGTTGAGAGCTTCAGAGCGAGGAATGAAGCTCAACTGGGAGAGCAGCAATAAAAAGCTAGACTCAGTCTTAAGTAAAATTGGATTTTATACATGAGAGAAGACAGAAACTACACCGCCAACGATGACCCGCCAATTACGGCAGGGGACAACGGATTTGTAGGTGTAGACATGAGGCAGCAGCCTCATATGCTTCCCGCTGGATTAGTTTCAGAAGCTGTCAATGCTCGCTTCCGCTACGGAGTAGCAGAGCCCCGCAAGGGAGTCATGCCGCTTACGTGGTTTAACCGTTACGGCTTTGAGTGGCCTATCGAATGGGGAGAGGGCGATATAAACTGGTCAAGACAGATCAGCACAACTCTAGGTCAAGTCTACGGAGTAGGAGTCTGGAATGATCCCAATGGTAATGATTGGATCTTGATCGCGGCCTCGCTTGAAGGAACCACAATCTCTCTCTATCGAGCACGATACGGGAACAATATTGAGCCTATCCCCTGCAGCGTTGGGTTGACTGTCCCTACATCAGACTTCACCAGCAATAACACAGTATCGAAATACTGGTTCACTCAGGCATTTGATAAAGTCATTCTCTCAAGAGGGCCAGATGAAAAGCATCTTGTATTGTCCTCGTTTGAGGAAGGGTTTGTAGAGGCTCCTGACGCAGATGACGGCACTGACTCAATACCTAATTCAGATACTACTTTATTCTTCAAGAACAGACTCCTTGTCCCGCATAGACCCGGCGCAGGATACAAGGCCGATCACGTAGCTGTTTCGGATATTCTCTCCTACACCAACTACGATCCTGTCTACAGCTCGTTCAAGATCAATCAAGGCGACAGTGACAATATTCGGAGGATCTTTAAGTTCAATGACACAACAGTTGTTATCTTCAAAGATACCAGCATCTACACCGTCTCAAATCTCGTAGGAGACAACTGGGGAACAAGTGCTGTCCTTGATCAAGTCACAACAGAATACGGGCTTGTAGGAACAAGGTCTGTAGCAAGCGCAGGGAATGACCTGTGGTTCCTTTCCCAGCGTGGAGTGGTTAGTTTAATACTGACAGAGCAAAACAAGCTACAGGGTGTATCAGAGCCACAGAGCACAGCTATACAGCCGATCATTGACAGGATTGATTTCAGGGTTGCCAAAGAGACAGCCTCTGCAGCTTACTGGCGCAACAGATACTACTTAAGTGTCCCCATTGACGGCGGCCAGCAGAACAATGCCGTGCTTGTCTATGACTTCATTAATCAAGCGTGGTCAGGCTACGACACGGGAGACGCAATAAAGATTAAGTATTTGTTCGTGGCAGACTTTCAGGGATCGGAGCATCTCTACTACGTGGACTATGACGGCATCGTTGGCCTCTATGAATACGCGGAGCAGGAAGGCAGGCCGATTGTTCAAGGCACTTACACATGTGACCTTGTAGTCAAGGGTCATGTTCAGGAAGGAACTCAAGTCACGGTCAATAACGGCACAACAATTCGTGCTACTCGTAAGCGAGAAGTAGTTGATGACGCTGATGCAGAAATAACTGATGACAGCGGGCTGGAGATTATCGAGCCACTTACAGTTAACACAAACGATCCTGAGGACGGTTGGCTGTGGGGAGTTGGTGATGAGCAACAGGCAGATCACTGCGAGGTCGCGGGAGCAAACCTGTTCACAGGATTCACGCAGGACGGCTGGTATTCGGGGAACACAACAGACACAGACAATGGCTGCGGAGTTCATTTCGAGAGCACTTCACCGATTCTTGTAAGCATCAAGGATCCCTTTGGTAATGTAGATCCCTACCTGCAGGCTATATGCTCTGACACGATCAAGATCGAAGACAGGCCGATAGCTTTCATGATTAAAACCAGAGGCTATGGGTTTGAGGCAGGCAACAGGAGGCGCTTCCAACAGGCGCAAGTATTCATCTCAACGTGGGATCCAGAATACAAGGTCACAGGAATTGTGGACGGTGTAAAAGAGGAGTCTGTCATAGTCAACAATGCCAGCTACACCAGAACTAAATACATGACTTTTGCAATGAGTGACTGGGACATCCAAAATCTGGATGACTCTCACGAGACTCCCGGCAAGGAGGACTACTCAGTCATTCTGGACACAGAGAGCGCAGACCCGGGGACAGTGCTGGGAACGGCAGGCACTCAGCTTGACCTCTACCAATACTGGACGCACAAGATGAGAGTCGATAGAAGAGGCGCTTACTTTCAGGTAAAGATTGAAGGGATCAACGGGAGAGTCAGGCTTCACAGCGTGACATCAGGAGCAACGCCGGGACAGAGGCGAGAAGGAACACACGCAGGACTTTGGTAAAAGATTATGCCAGATAGCACATCAAACTTTGTAGTGGACGCAGTCAATGGGCCGATACCTTCGGACTCAGTTACTCGCGCAGAATTCATCACTGCTCTTGAGCAGCTTAACTATGCGAATGGTAACATTCGTTCAATCGATAACCTGAGCGGAACTGCAGGCCTTGTATCAATTGACGGCAGCGGGGCCGCCAACGTCAGAAGCATTACAGGGGCTACAGGGCTCACAGTCGCAAACGGAGACGGGAGCGGAAACCCTGAGGTATCGCTCAATGCTCCGCACACTTTCAGGCAGACATACAATGACACCAGTAGTAATACTGTCAGCGACACTAAGCTGTATAACGTCATAAGCAGCGCTTCAGGTTCTCCGTTTACTTTACCACAGCCAGCTTCAGGGTTCATAACGGTAAAGAACATAGTAAACACAACGTCTGGGGTAATTCAGATAAATAGTAGCGATTGGGGGCCTTCAGGGCTCAGTAATGTGCAGATCGATTCAGGGGAAACATTAACGGTTATCAGTGACACTGCTTTAAGGTGGTATCCTCAAAATGCGCTATCTGAAACAAATCCTTTTGGCGCAATAAGACAATCAACTTCTCCGGCATTATCTGCGACTCCCATCCCAGCCGCCGGGGGCTACGTAGCCCTTCAATCGCCTTACTTAGCAACTTCAATTCATCCGTCAACTTTAACAGATTTTGATATGCCTGCTTCTGGCAGGTTAAGATACACGGGAGAAATCCCTATAGACTGTGCTATCAATGTTTCAATGTCAGGCACGGTGTCGCATAACGCAGTAACAGTTGCAGCTTCTATTTTTAAGTATGACGATTCGGCGGCAACCTCGACAGAGATAACGGGAGCAGAACAGTTTCATCGTCATGCATCTCAGAACACAGAACAAAACATGTCATTGATCGTTCACGTTGAGTTGCATCAAAACGATTATGTTTACGCAGCTGTCAGGCAAGCGCCATCTACTTCAGTAGCGGCCAACTATACCGCTTACAAATTTTACATGTCAGCATCTGGTCACAAAATAATAACAGCTTAACATTATGCCACTATCAGTTAACGTAGGCGTGGGATACAATTTCTCAGCCGGAGAAAAAGTCACCTACACTAAGCTCAACGCGCTTGGTGCTCCCTCAATAACATTCACAGGATCGATTGATTCCAATCAGATCACAGACGGTGCTGTGCTTACGTCAAAGCTGGAGCAGGGCATCGACATCAACAGCAAGGTCAGTGATCACAATCTCAACCTGACTAAGTTAGAGGCTGGGACTCAAGGGCAGCTACTGTATTACGATACCAACGGCGACCTTGTTAAGTTGTCCCCGGGCAGTGACGGTCAATTCCTGAAAACCAAAGGGGCAGGAGCTAACCCTGAGTGGGCAGCGCAAGACGGCACTGACACAATTAACATTAGCCAGCTAAACACAGACGGTGCTGACAAGTTTATAAGCACAGACTCTACTGGTGCTATTCAGTGGGAAGCTAAATCATCGCTTTCCATAGCTGCAGCTCAAATATGGGAACAGCAAC